GTGGACTGGGGCTATGACTTCGGCATCCCCGCGGAGAACATGCTGAACGCCAAGTACACGTCGGACCGGGCCTGCACGATCTACATCCGGTGCTGGAAGAAGTACATCGCGGACCGCTACGACAAGGATACGAAGGTTATGACCTGCAAGGTGGACCTCTCCGGGCTCCAGGTCGGACAGGACCTTCTGCGGAAGTTCTACTACTACGACGGCTCCCTGTGGGCGCTGAACAAGATAACCAACCATTCCCTGACTACCTACGGACCGACCGAGTGCGAGTTCGTCCAGGTGCACGACAAGAACAACTACCTAAACGGACAAGAATAGACCATGGCAGAGCAGAACACAGAGATCATCTTCAAGGTCGGGACCGACCAGGCCGTCAAGAACATCGCCGACCTGAAGGAGAACGTCAAGCAATACAAGAAGCAGCTCGACGAACTGACCATCGGGACCGAGGAGTACACGGAGACCCTCGGCCTGCTGCAGGAATCCCAGGCCGCGCTGAAGAACGCCATGCACGCATCATCCCTCGAGGGCGAGACCCAGGAGGAGCGGATGCAGCAACTGTCGAAGCAGGCGAAGGGACTCGGGACGTCCTACAACGCCCTGGTCAAGCAGATGGCGGACCTGAAGGAAGAGTTCCGGTCCACCGAGGATGCCGCACGCCGTGCGGACCTGGGCGCAGAGATCAATAAGATCAACCAGCAGTTGAAGGACATGGACGCCATGAAGGGCGACTTCCAGCGCAACGTCGGCGACTATTTCAACCAGGTGACCGCTCCGCTGAAGTCCATCATCCAGGACCTTCCTTCCGGTCTGAACGCCATCAAGGGGCCGATGGACGACGTGACGAAGTCGATGAGCCTCATGGGCAAGCAGCCCATCCTCGGAATCGCCGGCCTCCTGGCTCCGATCATCATCAAGATCACCGAAAGCCTGAAGGACAACAAGAACGTCACCGAATCGCTGAAGAAGGTGCTGGACGCGATGAAGCCGGCACTGGATCTCGTGCAGCAGGCCCTTGCGAAGGTCGGCGAATGGGTGGTGCAGATCATCGACTGGGTCACTCCGTTCATGCCGAAGGTCATCGATGGCATGAAGAATATCGTGGTCGGTGCAGTCGGTGTCGGCAACGCCATCCTGCAGTTCCTGCTCGCCCCGGTCCGCACCGTCATCGACGCTGTCAAGGGACTGGGCGAAGTCATGGGCAACGTCTTCAAGGGCCAGTTCAAGGAGGCGGCCGCTTCTGCGAAGACGGCGATCGACGGCATCGGCGACGCCTGGAAGAAGGGCTTCTCGTTCGCTACCAACTTCGAGGAAGGCAAGAAGGTCGGGGAACAGTTCCTCGAGGGCCTCGCCAGCACGCCCGTGCAGAAGGCGGAAGACGCTGGGAAGAAGATTGCCGACAAGGCAGGGAAGAGCGCATACGAGAAATGGAAGGACTGGTTCGACAAGATTGAGCGGGAGATAGACGCCAGGGCGGACAAGCGCAGGAGCGAGCGGGACAAGTTTACCAAGGAGATAGAATCGGAGATCGATGCCGAGACGAAGGCCCTCGCCGACGAGATCAATGCCATGTGGGAGGAGTCCTTCAAGGCCGAGGAGAAGGCCCGGCAGGAGAACGAGCAGCGCCGCGAGAACTTCAAGGCGGGCCTGGCGCAGTCCGTCGCGGGCATGTCCGGCATCATGGGCTCGCTCGCCGACATGATTGAGTCCGGGACGGAGGTCACCGAGAAGGAGGCCAGACGCGCGAAGAACCTGCGCATCGCATCCGCGACGATTGACATGTACCAGGGCGCGACGACCGCCTACTCGACGGCACAGTCCCTGGGCGTCCCGATGGGACCTATCGTCGGCGCCATCAACGCCGCGGCAGTGGTCGCCACCGGCCTGGCGAACATCGCCAAGATCAAGAGCCAGAACGTGAGCGCATCGGCGTCCGCGTCCGGGACGGCGGTCCCTACCGTCTCCGCCCCGGCCATAACGCCGCAGGTCTCCCAGGTGCGCACGATCACAAGCGCGAGCGAGGAAGACCGGCTCAACCAGATGGCGTCCGACCAGAGGGTCTACATCCTGAACTCCGACCTGGAGGCGGCAGCCAATTCCCGCCGCGTGCTCGCTACCGAGACGTCCTTCTGACGTGGTATGTTACAAGATTCGACAAAAGGGGATTTACCCGTAAAAGCGCAATAGTATGACGACAATCAACATCGACGGCATCCCCGTGTTCGAGGCCCTGGTCACGGACGCGGAGACCGGCATGTTCAAGATCTCCCTGGTCGACGACCCGGCTGTCATGAGCGACTTCATGGCCTTCGACAAGCAGCGCAGGCCGCAGATGTATTCCGTCCAGGACGAAGAGAAGCGCCTGGTCCGCGGCGTGGTCATGCGTGCCGACTTCCCGATCTACCGCTACTCCGCCGGCATCGGCGAGTACTACGTGATCTACAAGGCGCAGACGATCCGCGACATGGCTGAGAAGTACCTGGCCGAATCCCGCCAGAACGACGTCAACCTGATGCACGAGGAAGGCTCCGACGTGGAAGGCGTCCAGCTGGTCCAGTGGTTCATCAAGGGCGACGGCGTGAGCGTGGAAGGTTTCGACGACATCGCAGACGGTTCCCTGTTCGCAGAGTTCCACATCGTGAACGACGAGATCTGGGAGGCCGTGAAGGCCGGCACGTACAAGGGCTTCAGCCTGGAGGGCGTGTTCGACATGGTTCCCGAGAAGGACGTCGAGAAGGTCGAGGCCATCGAGGAGAACACCGAGAATTTCCAATCCCAAACCAATACCGAAATGAAGAAAATCAATTCCGTAAAGCAGTTGCTGGTCCGGCTTCTCGCCGAGTTCGGCAACGTCAGCACCGACCGTGGTGTCCTGGCATGGGACGGTGACGAGGACCTGAAGGAAGGCGATCTCGTCTACGTCGAGGATGCAGAGGGCAACCGCACCCCGGCCGAGGGCGGAGAGTACGTGACCGCTGACGCCAAGACCATCGTCGTGGCTGAAGGCAAGGTCGCGGAGATCCGTGACCCGGAAGCAGAGGTGGCACCCGAGGCGGAGCCGGCAGAAGAGGAGAACTTCGGCAGCATCGAGACCAACCAGGGCGAGTTGCTCTGGGAGGGTGAAGGCGAACTTGCCGAAGGCACCGCAGTCTTCGTGGAAGGCGAGGAAGGACGTACCCCTGCACCGGACGGCGAATACACCCTGGAGGATGGCCGCGTGGTCACCGTGGAGGGCGGTCTCGTCTCCGCGATCGAGGAGCGCCAGTCCGAGCCGGAACCGGAAGCGGAACCCATCCCGGATTCCGACCTGAACGCCGCCCGTCAGGAGAACGCGAGCCTCCGCAGCGAGGTCGCAGAACTCAAGAGGCAACTCGCTGAACTCAAGCGCCAGCCTGCTGCAAAACCCGCCCACGAGGAAGTGGTCACCGCCTCCGCGATGCCGAAGACCGGCAACAAGGGAATCGACCGCCTCGCCCGCTATTTCAACAAGTAAAACCAACTAAATCACCATCAACAATGGCTTACACTAACTTCGTCGTGAGCGGCCTGACCGCTTACATCGAGCAGTCCAAGGACGTGCTCATCAAAAACGTGGTCTTCGGTCGCGGCACCCGCGAGCGTATCTCCATCCAGACTGGTGTCAAGTTCAAGGAGCACCTGCACATCTTCGACGTCGATCCCGTCTTCGCCGACGGATCTGACTGCGGATTCACCGGTGCCGGCACCGCCACCATTTCCGAGCGCCTCATCGAGGCCCCGGCCATCAAGGTGCAGATGGAAATCTGCCCTCAGAACCTTCTCGGCAAATACGCTGAGTACCTTGTCCGCCTGAACGCCACCGAGCACGAACTGCCCTTCGAGCAGTACCTGATGGACGGCATCGTCGACGGCATCAACCGCAAGATCGAGCAGATGATCTGGCTCGGCGACAAGACCGCCACAACCGACCCGGTCAAGAAGTGGATTGACGGCTTCATCACCATCGCCGGTTCCGCTACCGGTGTCGTCCCGGTATCCATCGCCAGCGGTTCCACCGCCTACGAAGGTGTCCTCGCCGTCTACAACGCCCTCACCGAGAACGCTCTCGAGCGTGGCGCTGAGATCTACGTCTCCCCGGCCATCTTCCGCGCCTTCATGCAGGACATGGTTGCGAAGAACTTCTTCCACTACAACCCGGGCAACGAGAACCTGGAATACTTCCTGCTCCCTGGCACCGACGTCAAGGTCGTCAAGACCCTCGGCCTCGCCGGCAGTCTGAAGATCCTCGGCACCTATCCGGCGAACCTCTACTACGGCTGCGACATGCAGAACGACAACGAGGACGTCGACATGTGGTGGAGCCAGGACAACCGCACCTTCCGTCTGGAGGTCCTGTGGAACAGCGGTGTCCAGATCGCCTTCCCGGACCAGGTCGCCCTCGGCACCTTCGCCGCTGCACCGGTACCGACCGCCTAAACGGCTGGGACTCTGAACTAATCTACAAAACGGGGGCGGGGCCTGCAACGCCCTGCCCCTTTTCAGTAACGAATAAAAACGAATCGCAATATGTCTTGTTCCCAGACTCTTTCCGGAATCGCCCGTGACTGCAAAGGCAACATGGGCGGCGTGGCCGAGGTTTACATCGCCAACCGTGAGGACGTGAGCGCCGTGACCCTTACCGAGGGCAAGGTGAGCGCGATCACCATGGCGTCCGGCAAGACCTTCCAGGTCTACCAGTTCAACCGCGGCACCGCGAACATGACCTCCACGTACAACATCAGCGCGGAGAACGGCACCAAATACGTCGGCACGGACCTGGTCCTCGTCTTCAGCCGAATGGAGACCGCCAAGCGCATCGAGATGACCGCCCTCGCCGTGAATGACCTGTACGTCATCGTGAAGGACGCGAACGGCCTGTTCTGGCTGCTCGGCTATGACCATCCGGTCAACGCCGGCGCAGGTGACGGCAACACCGGCACCGCCATCGGAGATCGCAACGGCTACAGCATCACCCTGCACGACGACAGCGCCGAACTGCCCTACGAGGTCCTGTCCAGCATCATCGCCGGGCTCCTGCCCGCGTAACCTGAACCGCACAACATCAGAGCCCCTGCACCTCGCGGGGGCTTTCTTGTTTACGAAAATCGGCCTTCGGGGATTTCCCATAAAAGCGGTCTATATGATCTATCTGAACAATAACAGGCAGCGGCAGTCGGTGTACATCCCGAAGCGTGGCGATGACGGGTGGCAGGTGGTCGGCCTCGACATCATCTGCAACATGGTCTTCCGCTCGACGGTCGATAACACGACCTTCAGCGTGAATGCACGCGAGGAAAGCCCGTCCAGGAAATACTACCTCGTGACGTTCACCCTCCCGGAAGGAGTGCAGGCTGGCGAATACGAGTATGCGCTCTATCCTATCCGGCTGGGGCAGACCCCGGAGCAGATGGCCAAGGGCGTCTGCATGATCTGGCCGGAAGTGAACGGCCCGGTCGGCGTAGAATACCAGGAGCACGGCGACGAGCCGACCTTCAAGCAGTACGATAACGAATAAGATATGGCAGAAGAAAAGAAAACACGGGCGAACATATCCTTCGCCGCGATCGATCCCTACCTTGAGCAGAACATCGTCCTGCCGACGGAGAAGCCGCTCATGGGTAAGGACATTATCCAGTGGGGCGACGGGAACGCCTACCCGGACTACCTGACCGACCTGGTCCTGACGTCCCCGACCCTGCGGTCCGTCATCGGCGGCACCGTCGACTTTATCTGCGGCGATGACATGACCATCCTCCCGCTGCGGGAAGGCCTCGACGACGGCAAGATGAACAACCGCGGCGACAGGATCACCGGGCAGGTCCGGTCCATCGCCCGGGACGAGGAGAAGACCGGCGGCTTTGCGCTGCAGGTCATCCGCGACTTCACCGGTGCCGTGGCTGAGGTCTACTACATCGACATCCGCTTCATCAGGACCAACAAGGACTGCAGCGTCTTCTGGTACTGTGAGGACTGGAAGAAGGGCGGCAGGAAGAGCACCGTCATGTATCCGGCGTTCATCCCGGGCCTGGAGAAGAAGTGGGCGCAACTGTCCGAGGAAGAGCGGAACCGCCATGCGAGCAGCATCCTGTTCGTGAAGGACATCGAGACGCAGGTCTATCCCGCACCGGTCTACTGCGCCGCCGTCAAGGCCTGCGAGACCGAGCGCTGCATCGCCGACTTCCACCTGAGCGCTATCCAGAACAACTTCACCCCGTCAATGGTCATCAACTTTAACAACGGAATCCCGTCTGACGAGGTGAAGGAAGAGATCGAGGAGGCGGCCACCGAAAAATTCGGCGGATCTGCGAATGCGGCCCGCGTCATGTTCAGCTGGAACCCGAACAAGGAGAGCGCGACCACCATCGAGGTCCCGCAGACCGAGGATTTCGGCGAGCGTTACCAGGCGCTGGAGAAGTCCGTCCGCCAGCAGATCTTCACGGCCTTCCGGGCGAACCCGAACCTGTTCGGCATCCCGACCGAGTCCCTGGGCTTCTCCCAGGAAGAATACGAGAGCGCCTTCCGGCTCTACAACCGCACCCGCGTGCGTCCTGTGCAGCGCATGATCTGCGGCGCATACGACCGGATCTACGGCCGGCCGGGCGTCCTTACCATCAAACCCTTCTCCCTGACCGAAACGGCCACCGAGACCAACGTAGAATAAGCCATGGCGACACAGATCCTTCTCACCTCCGAGGCCTACGTCAAGACCGTGACGGCCATCTCCGACAACCTTGCCGGAAAGTACATGCTGACATCTATCCGCGAAGCCCAGGAGATGGGGCTCCGCTCCATCCTCGGCGACTGCCTGCTCGACACGCTCAAGGCCCTCGTGGCCGGTGGATCTATCAACAGCGACGAGTACGCCGCGTACAAGACGCTCGTCGAGCGCTGCCAGGACTACCTCGCCTACATGACGGTGGTCGAGGCTTTGAATAAAGTATCATATAAGGTTACAAACTTCGGCGTCGCAAAGAGCACCGACCAGAACCTGCAGGTCGTGACGCAGGACGAGATTGCGAAGCAGCAGTACTACTACCAGGCGAAGGCCGACGCCTGCTGCTATGCCCTGCAGAACTACCTGCTGAACAACCGGGCATCGTATCCGGAGTTGGACGAGTGCACCTGCCGCCGGATCAAGAGCAACCTGTATTCCGCAGCAACCTGCGGCCTGTGGCTGGGCGGTGCACGCGGCCGTGAAGGGAGGAAGACGAGATGACGCTCTACGATACCATACAGGCCGTCGAGCGGATCGCGGCCAAGCAGCCGGCGGTGAAGATGATCGTGCGGAACGACATCTTCCGTCTGAACTCGGTGCCATCCG